CCATCTTTATTTCTTCCAGTTAGCAAGGCTTTTAATGCCAAAACTAGCAGCTATAGCGGCCCCTAGGAATGCTTTGTAAAACTCTGGCATTTCAGCTAACACAATAAAACCTTCCTTAACATATGGAACCATGCTTGGAACAAACGCGCCAATCATAGGTATGCTTAATAAAAAAACAAACCACTCGTCCTTGAGTGAATTATTAGAGTTCTTGGCTTGTGCTTCATCCCAAGACGCTTCGTTTTCTATTTGAGTTAGTTTTCTTTGATGGACAGCCTGTTTTTCTTCGGCTTTGTTTTTTAGGTGGGTAGTTACTACATTGGCAAGAGGAGATATAATTAAAGATAGAAAGTTCACTTTAAACCTCTTTGAAAGAACAAGGGTAACCGTCCTTGGAAACCCTTGGTTATTACTAGCTTATACAGCGAGAATAAAGCCAGTCTCTGAACGAAGAGGCTCAACACCATAGAGGCGGTCAGCAGTCATTAGAGTGGCAAGGTACTCTTGCTTGTAGCTAGTTTGTGTTCGGACACCCTGCTGCTCAACAAGAACCATAGTGTCGCTGTGTGCAAGCATAGCGGCCTTAAGGTCAGCAGAACTAGCTGAGTTATCACCTGCGGCAGTATGAACAGGACAGTTGTTTGATACAAAAATATCTATACCATACAAGTTACCAATAAGTCCATTCTGAACAGTCTGACTTGATACAAAATCAGCAGAGGTATAGCGATCAATACCCATGATAGTGTTTCGGACTGAAGGTGGAATAACAAAGAAACGGTTATCCATTGGAGTGTCAGCTTCGTCCTGCTTTTGAATCAAAGCGCGGAAACCTGCATCAGTAAATACGTCAGTACCACCAACAACTGTGTTAGCTGCGTTAAGAGTTAGACCGTTAGAAGCGTCAACAAAGAAAGAGTTACTGTGAATATAGTCAGTAGCACTTGCATTACCTTGGTCACCAAAGTTCTTACCAAGAGCATGGAGAGCGTTATCTACTTGAGTAGCTAAAGCATAACCTGCGTCAGCAGTGTAGAACTGTCGCAAAGAAGCAAGAGCTTGAGTTTCAGCAATATCGTCAATCAAACGAGAGTATTCAAAATGTTGATTAATAGATACTACAACTTCGGTTGAAGTTCCATGTAGAATGTTAACTAATGTACCTTCAGTTTTAGCAGAAGCAGCACCACGATCAGGAGAAGGAATGTGAATAGTATCACCTTTCTTTCCTTGCATTGACATTTTCTTGACAAGATTTGCAAGAACAAGAGACTTTTCATAAGATGCAACAATTTCATCCGACCAAATTTCGGGGATAAAAGTTGCTGCTTCAGTACCACTAATTGCTTTAGCGGCTGTTCCAAATGCGCCGGAACTAGACGTTACATATGCGGGTTGTGTAGCCATGATATAATACCTTTAATAAGAAATTCCAAAGTTAACGGACTCTCTTCTCTGCGTATGCTCTTGTGATCTCGTCAGCAAGAGAAAGGTAGCGTTGAGGATCGTCCTTCATAAGTTTAATAATGTCAGCACGGCGATATATTTTCTTAGAAACAGGAGCCGATGATCCTTTGTTTGTCCCTACAGATGCATTTTTAACCGTTTGTTTACGATCTAACTTTTCACTGCTTGCAGTTTGCTGAACAGCGGTTTGTCGATCCTTCCAAAGGTTTAAAAGCTCATCCGCAGTTTCATAATCATACAACTTATCTGCTTGATGAAAAAGTTTTTGTCGTACTTTAGAGGCAGTTACCCACTCTTGAAACTTTGTGTCCTGTATAATGTTTCCCATGTCAGGATGTAGTTTCTGAAGTTGAGCTTTAGCAGTCGCTTGTTTATATTCACGATTTACTTTTTCTGCTTCCAGTATTGAAGGGTGCCTAGAAATCTGTTGTTGAATAGCTTTCTCTGGTTCAGAAAAGAAATCTATTTCTTCAACTTCAGTTTGTGCCTGTTGCCCTTGATCGAGTTGTGTTTGCCCTTGAATGTAAGTATCAACTACCTTACGCAACTCACCAACCTCAGAACTCTGCCTACCTAGGAGCTTTTCAGCTTCTTGGTGCATCTGTACAATCTCAGCAGTGCTTTTTCCTTGATATTTATCAGGGAGTGCCTGTTGTGGTTCTTCAGATACTTGTTCTTGGGTTATAACTTCTTCGTTTATTGAAGAAATCTCTTCGTCAGTTTCGGGTGAACGCTCGTCTACTAATTGACCCATTATTAACTCCGTCTTATGATTATGGAACAGGGTATTGTGTTATCAGGACTCTAAGAGTTTGCCTGTTTTCTTTCTTCTTTAATTTTTATTTCTCTGTGTTTAGCCCATTTGTCAGTTGCACTAGGAAAGTGACCAGATATAGGATCAAGAGAAAAGTTTACTGCACTAATAATTTTAAACGCTTGTTCATTGCACATTGGACACTGAATAGAAACTAAAGACGAATCAGTAATTCTTTCATGTATGTGTCCATTGGGACATTTAAAGTCAAACAAAACAGCCATTATTTTCTACCTCTAACCTTCTTGACTGTTATTATAAAATTCGTCTTCCAAAGTTTTAACTTGATCTGGAAGGTTAAGAATATTATTGATAACCGCAAGTTGACCTTTTCTATAATAGAGATCGTTTTCGTCTTTAGCTGTTTCCACGCTATTGATAAGTTCATAACTATCAGACAAGTCTTCACACAGAGTCTTCCAACCAACCATGTTAAACAGTTCTCTAAGAGATCCGTAGTATTCTTCCAAAGCAGTTGTATTCTCTTCATGTCTCATTTCCTGTTTCTCCTATAATAGGACAGTTAGTGATTAAACTAATAATAGCTCTGGCCCTAGACTAACACATTTTTAACTAAATGTCAAGCTATTTTTTTACTTTTTAAAGAATAAATAAAAGTAAGATATTTTATTATTTCATTTGATTCGTAAATCCAATTATCAGAACCGTTAGAAAACGTAACGTGTAAACAAGGAACTTGAGAACTTCCTCCTTGATTTATTAGTTTTTGTTTGCTGTCTAGATCTTCTTTTATATCTTTTAGTTCTATATTCATATTGTTTTCATTTAAAAAACGGCAAACTTTAATACAAAAAGGACAATTTTTAAAATGATAAAGAACTAAATAATTCATTAGTATGCGCTTTTTACTTTTTTAACCTTAGTTTTTCTAACAGCAGTAGAGGGTGCCTTTTTTTTTCTTAGGCGGCCGTCCTTTTGTACTTCCGTATGTTCCTTTTCCCATTGGCATAATTATTTCCTCTTTTTAGCAGTTTTGGCGGCTTTTTTAAATTGTTTAGCAGTAGGTGCGCCTTTAGCCCCCGCTTTCCTCATTTTTTCTCCGCTACCTGCGGCTATTCGTTTGCGTTTAGCGTGTATATTATCGTAAAGACCTGCCATGAGTTATTTCCTTATTTAGCGTTTCTTTGTGCTTTCTTTGAAAGATCATTAAAATGAAAGAGTTTTACACTTGTTTTTCCATGTGTTTTCCCAGAGTGTAAACTCCCGTTAGGCATTTTGTGAGTATTTCCTGTAAACAAAGTTCCATCTTTTTTGTAGTGCTTTACACCTTTCATATTAAATTACTCTATTGTTTTTGATCTTTTAGTTGAAGCTCTAAACGCTTTGCAAGAGCAGTTATCTGTTTAGCCTGTGTTTCTATTTCTTCTTTTTGAGAAGTAACACGAATATTCAAATACTCAATAGGATCATTAGGTTCTTTTTTTATAGGAAACTGTAAAATCATAAAATCACCACTTACAACGATCAGCCCAGTAAGCTGCTGACATTTTTCCTTTGGCTATATTTTTGCCATGTCTCGCTTTAAAAGATTTACGTTTAGCTTTCATTTTGTCTGACTCTCCGTCTTTTGGTTTTCCCGCAGTTTTAGCCCCTTGCTCTCCAAATCTAATAGTTTTAACTTTGTCTCCTTCTTTTGCCACAACCACATGACTTTTCTTCGGGTGATTCGGTGTACGTTTGCATTGGTTATAGCGACTTACTCCTGCTCTGGCTAGTCTAGGGTCTTTTTTTGTAGGCATTAGGGAGTACCTGTTCTCGTAGGAGCCGTAGGAGTACGAGGAATTGCCTGTAACGGCCTTTGAGATTGTGGTTGTTGCGTAGGTGCTTGCGGAGCAGTGGGCGGCCTTACAGGAGGAGTGGGGGCGTTTTCTTGTACTGCAATAGCCCTTTCCTTAAGTAATTGCTCAGACATTTTAATTCTACGCTCAAACTCTTTGTCATCTTCGGTACCTGCTTTAAGATTAGTAGTAATGGCTTTAATCCTATCAATCTCAACTTCTTGCGGTATAACTTGAGTTTCCATAGACAACTTAGCGGCTCTAGCTTGTGACTCTTGTGCTTGACCATTAAGCGCAGCAGATTGTGACGCTTGGAAAGCAAGCTGAGTCTGCTGTACTGCTTGTTGTGCTTCAGCAGCTTGTGGATCAGGTTGCACAGCCTGACGCATTTGCTCAATTAGTTTTTCTCTGTTGCTTAGGCTCATATTGTCAAGGATAGCTTCTAACAATACATTTTTTACGGGAGAGTCGCCCATTGTTGTTAGTAACTGTGTTAATTGAGCTATTTCGTACTCTCTGGCAACGACACCTAATGAACTAGAAGCTGTAAACTTGTAATCTGACACAGGATAAATTTCTGGCTCAAACTGCATATACCTGTGTGCGGCTTTAGTAACAAAAGGTACTAGAAAACTATCTTGGAAATTTACTAAAGTTCTTTTGTGTCGTTTAATTATAGCACCCATGCCCATAGAAAAACCGGCAGCAGAGCGTGTATCGGAACCGGCGTTTGTGCCGTTAGGGTCAATAGCTCCTGTAGCTGCTTGTACCATTTGTTGTAAAGCGTTTGCCTGTTCAAACGTAATCTGGGATACTTGACCAAAATTAAAGGGTTGTAATACTTCAGCAGGATTACCATTAGTTAAAATAATTTTACCTGACCTAACTTCTGGCCTAGATCCTCTTGGCATTCTAGATGCATCCATAGCCAACATTGGGTGTACGGTAAGAGCCAAAGCGTCTATTCTGGCTCGTATTTCAGCATCTAACGCCTTTTGTGAGTTGTATCCTTTCTCACACACACCTCTGCCCCAGAAA